GTCTTGAAGAGTATAAAGGGATTATTCACGAGGTAATTAGCCGACCAAAGAAAGACCCACTACTTGCAATTCATGAGGTACATATCGAACCTCTCTTTGTGGAACAGACACTGATACAAGTTAAGAAAGTATGGGAGAATATCAATCAGTGAGATACTTGCATCAAACCACCAACACCAGAACCAAGGAAATGTCATGCTTATAACAGTGTGTGCAAAATGGCAATGTTATGTACTGCTTATGAAAGAGAGAAAGGGAGCTGGTGATGGACGATGAAACTCTACTGAAACGAATTGAAGAATTAGTAAAGCAACCACGCAACAATATTGACAACCGCCTTAAGTCCCTTGAGGACGAAGTAGCACGAATCAAGAGGCGGCTAGAAAACCTGGAAGCATGGTACCGGCATCCGCCAACGTATCCTACCACAATGCCGGTACCGGCGACACCATGGTGGCAGCCACAATATGTTCCAAAAATGAGGGAGAGCGATAATGCCTGACTACAACTGCGAGCATTGCCACGACACTGGCGTGGATGAAGATGTTATACGAATAAAGGTAGGTGACGGTTGCTATTCTATATTTGTAGGTAAAGTAGGGATTGGCGTCGATCGTTATACTACATTCGTTAAATTGAATGAGTTCGCCGACGCCATTCGGAAGGCAATTGCCGGCAAGTGGGAGCAAACGACGGAGGAATGTAGTAGTTGCCACGGAACAGGATTTGTTTCTATTCATGAGAATAATATAAATTCTCCATGGAGAGAACTTTGGTTACAAGCAGATAAAGAGAACATAACTGGAGATGGTTGGCATAGTGTTCCTTGTCCGGATTGTAAGGAGAAACAATGAATGTAATAGGAATACATGGCCCATTAGGCAGCGGTAAGTCCACTTCTGCCCTATTGATCAGTGACATGTTAGCTCCATATTCTGTGAGAATATTACCATTCTCTGATCCTGTCAAAAGAATTGCATCCTTAATGGGATGGAATGGAAAGAAGGATAAGAAAGGAAGACAACTCCTACAGTTTCTAGGAACAGAATGTGGCCGAGAACTGATCAATAAGAATATATGGGTCAGGCGATGGATGGACGAACTATACGAAAAGCCAGTGGACTACTTGATTGCTGATGATATTAGGTTCAAGAATGAACTGGCACAGATTCATAAACTTCAGGGACTTACTCTGAAGATAAAAGGAAGGAGTGAGTATGGTGAACACAACAGTGAGAAAGAAATTCATGACAAGTATTTCCACTTCTGTGTGGATAATTCAGGGACTAAGGATGAACTGATGATGGAATTACGGGAGGTTATGGATGCTGCGATCAAATGCGATTTCAAATTTCCTGTCAGCTAGTCCTTACTTAATGGCTCAACGATATAAGTTCGGCATGGAGGTACAGGTCAATGTAGGTCGGAATGGTGGTGAGCCGATAACAGGAAGTTACGCAGGAAGAAGGTGGCAAGGGTTCACGGATGGACTGACAACATGGAAATCATTCCGTATTCCATGGAATGCGGCAGAGAATCCTCAGTATAAAGATACAGAGATGACCTTTGATCTGTCGAGATATGCTGAGGCTATAGGGATGACTGGCTGGAATTGGATGGAATTCAGGTCACTCTGGATTGGGTTCGATTTCGATGCAGTTATTGGACATAACAAAGGACTAGATCAGAAAGAATTATGGGAGATACAAAAGGCATTAGAATCAGTGCCATTCGTATCTGTGTACACTAGCACTGGTGGACTTGGACTTCACGTTTATTGTGACGTAGATGTACCTAATGTAGTAAATCACACTGAACATGCTGCATTAGCTAAAGCAGTATTGAATAAACTTACAGCATTATCAGGAGTTGCACTAGATGCCTCAGTTGATGTACTCGGTGGAAACATGTGGGTCTGGCACAAGAGAGCACAACCTGGTAATTCATATTCACTTCTTAAGAGAGGAACTGAACGATGTGAAGTGTCGCCTAATTGGCGAGATTATATTACTAGCGTTAACAGAAAATCTAGAATTTCTCGACCAGTCACAGATAAGGATAAACTTGCAGCTTCATATAGAAAATGTAAACTCGACAATGAACATACACGATTATTAAATTGGTTTGAAAAGACACATTGTCTGTGGTGGTTTGATGAAGATAGGAATATGTTGGTGTGTCATACGCATGACTTGAAGCGTGCCCACCAGCAGCTACAACTCAAAGGTTTCTTTGAAACCATATCACAAGGAAGAGAAGATGTCGATCAGAACTGTTTCTGCTTTCCTCAGTCCGGCGGAGGTTGGAGTGTTCGTAGGCATACTCGCGGCTGTACAGAGCACTCTAGTTGGTACACAGATAACTCGGGATGGACCACTTGCTACTATAACACACTCCCTACTCTCAGAACTGTCAGCCGAATTGTCGGAGGCATTGAAGGAGAGAAAGAATATAGTTATAGAGATCTCAAGGAGGTAGAGAAAGCTCTGTTTATGATGGGAATAGACTTCACTATTCCTAAGAATATAGCTACCAGACCTGCTTCTATTAAGCAAGGACTTGATGGTAAGCTAATTGTCTCAATGAATAGAATGGAAGGCGAGTCACTAGAAGGGTGGATACAGAAACAAAAGACGTGGGAAAAAGTATATCATAAACCGGAAACTCACGACCCTATTGAATTGCCGGATAACATGATCAGGCATGTAGTTTCACAAGGAACTGAATATGGTTGGTTTATTTATTCTAATGAATCCTGGATCAGAGAAGGGCAATCATCTCTCAGACCTGCATTGATTGCATTAGGTTACAAGCGTGCAGAACTCGACACGATACTAGGTGCATGTATCCTAGATAATTGGAGCTTAGTTAATAAGCCGTTTACTGAAGAATACCCAGGTAATCGTGAATGGAACAAAGGTGCAGCTAGTTTCCGATTTAATGCTGAGTGCGGAGAACATCCTCATTGGGACTTAATTCTTAATCATATTGGAAAGGGACTAAATGAAGCCTGTTCCACAGAGTGGTGTAAGAACAACGGAATTACCTCTGGTTGGTTGTACTTATTGGCATGGATATCAGCCATGTTCAAACATCCCGACCAACCGTTGCCTTATCTATTCCTCTACGGCCCACAAAATTCAGGTAAGTCAATCTTACATGAAGCTCTGTCTATCCTTTTTAACGGAGGATACACTAGGGCGGATAGGGCTCTTACAAGTCAATCGGGATTTAATGGGGAACTGGCTAACTCAGTATTATGCGTAGTCGAAGAAACTAACGTAGCAAAGATTAAGGTTGCTGCTGATAGAATAAAAGACTGGGTGACTGGGAGAACATTAAGTATTCGACCGTTATATAAGCAGCCATATGAAATAGCTAACTGCACCCACTGGATCCAGTGCAGCAACGACCCTAGCTATTGTCCTATCTTACCCGGTGACACCAGGATCGTGGTGATACAGGTAGATAGTTTGGCTAAAGAAATACCCAAGCCAGTTCTTGAGCAACATTTACTGGCTGAAGCACCAGCTTTCCTTTATTCAGTAATACAGTTTGAAATTCCAGAGTCTCCTGGTCGACTCAGAGTTCCTGTAATTACTACGAAAGAGAAGCAAGAACAGGAGCTATCAAACAGGAGCGAACTTGAGGAATTTATTGAAGAATATACTGAACTTGACTACGGAAGTAGGATACCTTTTGGTAAATTCTATGATAGATTCATACTTTGGTTGCCTTTGGAGCAAAGAAATAAATGGACTAAACAAAGAGTATCAAGACAAATGTCAGCAAAGAAAGTAAGACAGAGTGGTTCTATCTTCCTTGAGGACCGGATACTACTCGCTGAACCTCTTGAAGTTCAGCCGTCATAGTTCGTAGCATTTCTGTCTGTCTGTCTATCGCCGTGGATAAATCGGCGATAGCAGCAGACAGTCTTGCATTCTTCCATGCCTGTTCACCCGAAGGATCAGGTGCGTGCCACCGATAGAGCATATCTATTTGTTGGTCTGTCTTTGTTTTACCGTTTCCAGTGAACTTAGAATAGACCTCCCCCATTGCCTTGAGCAACATTATTGTTGAGATTACTACTACCGAACCCGTTACCAATTCCCCTGAAATCTGGCTGAGCATTCTGCCCTCCTAGTTGTTCTGGCCTAATTTGTTGTGTCGATAACCCCGGTATCTGTTGAAGTAACTGCATAATTAATAAATTCATTGGTCCTTCGTTTGTAGTTGGTGCTCTGGTTTTAAGATTGTTGCCTTCTAACTTGAAGAGTTTTGGTGTAATGGCAGGTGCACTCATCGCCTACGCCTCCTTCTTCTTCTTCGAGGGTTATCCTTGCGGAGAGCACGCAAAGCAGCATTCAGTGCTTTCGCTCTCGCATTAGTGATATCACTACGTTCTTCCTTTGGCTGTACAGGTATAACCAAAGAGGGATCAGGTCTCTTAAACTCATCTGTACTCAATAGTCTTTGCTTAATATTCGTTAGGTTAATCTTCTCTTTGCTGACTCTTGATGTTCGCAATCCAAGTATGAACTCAAGATACTTACTTGCAGTTGGATCTTCACTATCCATTAAGTCTCCTGCTGTTCTGACTGCACGAGAAAATGGCGAGTTTCTTACTAAGAAACTGTTCTGAAATTCTCTGAAACTCTTGAATGGGTTAGCAAATATCTTCTGATTCCTGAGTGATCGTTGAGTGAATGCTTCCTTTCCCATCGAAAGTTCAATAGGTATCCTGAATGCAGGTGCTAATCGAGTTGTCATTCGTTCAACCACCCTACGCATCTGACTGAATACATTGGGATCAGTATCCGACACACTGAGGAAACTTAAGTCCTCAATTGGGAAACCCAACGTACCCACGAAAGTATCTTCCAGCCCAGGGACTGGGAAAGATACTCCATTTCTTAGATAGAGAGGTGCATCCTCTTGATCAAATCCGGTTATATTCTGGAATACATTAGCGAATCTAGGATTCTGAATCATCTCTTTCAATTGAAGAGGAATATTTTTTCTAGACCAAGTATAGAATAGGAATAGTGGAGCAAGTCTCTGTTTTTCAAAAGGTGACAACGCACTGTAATCAAACAGATACTTATTGACTGTTCTTTGTGCGTCTAAAGGACTAAATTTTTGAGATTTTTTCCATAGATATAGAGCACCACGGGCCTGTTCTTCAAGTAAAATACCATACCCTCGTCCAATTCCCAATGAAGTTAGTGGATTATCAGGAATTGCATGTAGACCAGGTATCTGATTTATCCCAAGAACTTCAGGTGCATCACTGAACTTATGCTTAGTGACTCGTCGAAGGATTGTCTTAACAGGTTGATTAGTGAACTCTCTGAATCCTTCTTTGGAACCCTGTTGGAGCAGTTGCCTCTCTATATCGGACAACTCACCTTCACCCCGTATTCTCAAATCTGCCAGTTCTTTCCAAGTTCTAGCTTCTTCTAAATCCAGTACCCCATGTAGTGATTTCCACTGTAGCTTACGCATCTTGGAAAGAAATTTTCCTATAGTAAGCCAACTCATGCCAGCCTGTCTCATTAAAACTACATTGCCGATGAAGTTTCTATTATGGAAAGGAGGGAATGGGGTAGTCAGTAATCCACGATAGAATGTATTGATGTGAGCATCAACCCACCCAACAATATTCATAGTAATTGAATCAGCAGATTTATTCAATTCTTGAATAATCTTGTTCATCCGTTGAGCATCAGTTTCCATCTCTTTCGTAAGAAATAAATCTTTTCGCCCACCGACTAAACCTATTTTCTTGAAATACTGTTCTTGAGAAACACCATTACGCAGTGCTTCACCTTCTATGCCAAAGATATCAAACATTGCATGGGCCATCTGTGCGTCACCAGCAGCTGCAATGTGATCATCGAATCGTTTGGTAATAATCTTAATAACATCTTCTTCAAAGAAATTAAAATCAATTCCGAATTTCTCTTTAACCATTTCATTGATTGAAACTATGTCCATCTTAGGGAACATCTTTCGACGCATGGCTTCGCCAAGACGACCATTGACGTCAGCATGGATCATCCTATATAATGTTTTATTCTTTTTCTTAAGCTTACGTGCATCACTAGAAATTATTCTAGTTAGATAACTTAACCAGCCTTCAGAACTGGATTCTTTTTCTATATTTACTCCGAGAGATTTCTCTATATCAAGTATCTCATCGAAGTGCTCACCCCAGTTATTCACGAACATTGTAACTTCTTTAGTGAGTTTTCCTACTCGACTTTCAATTTTCTTAAGTTGCTTAACCAATGGGTCTTTCTGTAGTGCAATCTTTGGTTGCACTTCTTCCATGAATTCAACAACTTTAGCTTGTAGTTCAGGGTCACTAAGTTTCTCAAACTTAGGTTTCAGATCTCCCTTTGGTGTATAGAATTCTTTCTTGAATGCTTTATCTCTAGCTGAGTCAATAGCCTCTTGAACACTAGGTAAAGCCTCTTTCTCAAATTTCCTAAATTCAAATCCTTCAATAATCCTTTTATTGAATTCTTCAATATCATCCAGCCCACTCTTGACAAACAATTCCTGGAATTCTTTAGAGAATTGTTTTAGTGGTCCTTCTCTGAATGCAATCTGACCACTAACTACTCTATTCTTTCGTATCTCTCTGAGAGACTGCAAGGTCTCATTATTCACACCCTGCCTGAATCTTTCACCAATTTGTTCACGAACAAACTTGCGAACTCTAGCTGCACGTAGAGCTAGACTAGGAGATAACTCATTTAATACACCACGAGGTTGATACTTAATTGCCCTATCAAGTTTTGCTAATTCGATTTCATTTTTAGTAGGAGCTTTAACTATATCTTCAATAGTTTCGACGCCAATTTGAGAAGGTTTTAAGTCTGCAGGTACATGACCAAATCTATCTTTAGAAATAAATCCTTCAACAGGTTGCAAGGGTCTCCGAGAAGCTGACCTTACTAGACTCTTTGATGTATCTTCAACACGAATTACTCGAACTGGTAATGCTTCTATTCCTAGTTTCTGAGCAACAGCTAATCTTGTATTCCCTTCTCCCAAATACGCAGCTTTCTGAGACTTAGAATAGGTTAAAATAAGAGGTTCTTTAATTCCTTCTTCTTTAATGCTTTTTTCTAATTTAGAAAATTGATCGGAAGATTTCGGAGTGATACTACGATCAATATCCTTAAATTTATCTAATTCCTCAATAGGTACAAGTTCAACTTTAGAAACAAAAGCTCTTTCAGTTGGTGTTCCTTTCTTAAATCTATTCAAATTATCTATAGTTTTTTGAGTGAGATTTATCTCTTTAGGACTTCCAACAATCTTTCGTAACCTCTCTGCTTTCCTCACCTTTCTATTCAAAGCACTACTATCTAATAGTTTTGGAAATCTGTCAAGGCTTACCAAATCTAGTGTTTTCTTAGTAAAAGGGACATTCAATTTAAGGAGAACTCTGTCTGGTTGCAGTGTACTCTCACCCAACACAGCACCTGCTGCACCACGAGACCGCCTAGCTAGTTCTACTTTTTGTGCTCTGATTGCTTGTTTAGTTGTTCTTAACTGTCGTGCTAGACTCGTGGCTTCTTCAACAGTTCCCGTAACGTCCTTTATTTCTTTTCCTAGTTTTCTTGCAAAACGAATAGGGGCTGCAACTTCTTTAGCTGTCTTGAGGGAGGATTCAAGAGCAACCACGTCCTTCAATCCTTTAGCAATACTTTTTCGTGTGGCACCAATGGCTGTCTTTGCGGCAAATCCTCCAACAAAGTTAAGTGGGTCCAACACTATAGTACCTGCGAATTCTCCAACACCCCCTCTCTTAACTGGTGCGATATCCGATAGACGAGTGGACTCACCTAACGCACTAATTCGTCCTTCCTCAAGAGCACGCACTGATCGGAATACTGCCTGTTGTGGAATGTTGAGAATCTCTAGTGGTTTAAGAATTGATTCCAATACAGTTGTTCTACGCTCAGGTAGAAGTTGACCAGAATTTTTAATATTTGTTTGTCGTCTCGTCAATCTTAATGCCACTATACACCTCCACTCAATCTACCTATAAACTTAAGAGAATCTGCATCAAGATTTTGGTTCCTATTTACCTCAGGGGCTAAAATAATTTCTTCTTTACCTCGTTCAGAGAGTTCTTTATTAACTTCTCTAATAAGAATTTGTACAGAGTTCTTTGGACTTATGCCTCCAAACGATGCTAATGTAATAGGAAATTTATCCACTATTATAGAAATTAAATCACCATTAGGATCATTAGCATCTAATGCTGGCGGCCTACCTTCATGTGGAATTAACAACCATTTCAATCTAGGGAAATTGATTTTAGGTTCAGCCTTCCTACGTTTTTCACCTGGTTTTCTAGGTGGAAGTTTATCTATACCTGTCCCCAAATCATCCGCCAAGTAACTAACAAGTTTCTTAAAAACTTTCTTTTCATCTTCTTTATTAGAAAAGAATACATCCCCAGGTATCTGATCTAAACTAGCATTATTGGGAAGACTGTAAGACGCCGATGTAACAAACTGTCTAACACCAAAAGAAACCATATCTTGATTACCCTGTTCTAAATCATCAACATTAAAAGTATCCTCTTGAGCTTGTAACAATATTTCTTCTGGTATATTTCCCTTTACCCGTGCGATTGCTACTGACCCAGAATACTTAGGATTAGTTGTCAACATATTTTCTAACTTCTGTTGATCAGTAAGATTCGCACTCACACCTTGACTGGCTCTGGTAGATATCCTATCATTAAACAAAATTTGATCAACTTCATCCATCCTACCTTGTTTTATTAGTTGTGCTAATCTTTTTTCTTTCAATGCTTGTTTCTTCTGTTGAAATTTTATAGTATCTAATTTTAGCTTATTACTTTCTTTTTCTAATTCTTTACTATCCTTAATACTACTTAATCTTTCCGCTTGGATACGAAGATCTATTTCACTATTCTGTATTTCTAACTCATCTTTTTTAACTATTGCAGGTCGTCTAGATTCTGCAAATTTTTGATTAGACTTATTTATCTCCAAATTCTGTTGTGCAGTTAGATTAGATAATTTATCACTTTGAGTGATCGCATCACGTCTGCTCTTCTGGAATTCAAAAGTATCCTGTGCACGTTTCTCCCTATTCTTGTCTATACCAAATCTTTGTTGTGCTCTCATCTCCTGTTGCTTAAGAATAAAATCATCTAGTAGCCCAAGTCTCTCTCGATGTTCTAATTCTTTCATTCTTTGTTGTAAAGCAAATAATTCTTTTTCCTGTTGGAACTTAATCTCCATCTGTTGTTTCAATCTGAGGCCAGCTGTTCCGCCCCCTTGCTGTAAAGCATCAGCTAAAACAGCTAGTATAGCTTTACCTTTATCTACAGATGGTTTGGTAGGAGGCTGAGTATTTTGTATCTCAGAAATCCTCCTCATCCTTTCCTGTTCTCGTTGAGCAAATATATCTGGAGGCATACTCAACTCCTTAAAATAGACCAATACCCTCTGCCCCAGGGAAACTAAAATTACTACCGGCAGCACTAGCTCCTGGTCCAGTCACACCTCCTAAAGATTCTGGTATAAAAGCAGCAGATTGGCCACCAAAACTACCAGCAACATCAGAAGCTCCAGCTGGAGTAGTTGGAGTAGCTGTTGAATTGAACAAACCCAATTCACCCGCTGTTTGTAAACCCGCACCCACTCCCTGTGCACCTGTTTGGAATAAAGCAAGTCGATTAGATCGCCTAGCGGCTGCTCTCTGATCTGCCCGCCTTTCGATATTCTGAACAATAACTTGTAACTGTTGAATTTGTTGTTGCCTCAAAGCTTCCTCAAATTGATTTTGATTCTGAATTACTTGAAGTATTGTAGACCCTAAATCATTAGCCAAAGGGCCAATTTGATCTAACCCTGCTATCGCCATACTAACCTCCTACGCCTGCAA